TTGAGCCGGCAAAGAAGAACAAGCCTGCTCGCAAGCCTGAGCGATGACGATGCCGCGCTGCTGGATGGCTGGGATTTCTGGGCGCGCGATGCGCAATTGCCGCCAGATGGTGACTGGCGCATCTGGCTGTTCCTGGGCGGGCGCGGCGCGGGCAAGACACGGGCGGGGTCTGAATGGATCGCGGCGCAGATTGCAAAGGGTGCGGCCCGCCGCATTGGCCTGATTGGCGCAACGCAGCGCGATGCGCGGCAGGTGATGGTGGAAGGCGAATCCGGCCTGCTGGCGCTGGAAGAGTCGCCGGAATTCTTTCCCGCCAACGACCTGTTGCGCTGGCCCTGCGGGGCGACGGCGCGGCTGCTGTCTGCGGCGGAACCGGATTCGTTTCGTGGCCATCAGTTCGATTGTGTGTGGGGCGATGAATTTGCCAAGTGGCGCGACCCGCAAGCCGCGCTGGACATGGCGCTGATGGGCCTGCGGCTGGGCGTGGATCCGCGCATGCTGCTGACCACGACGCCGCGCGCCATCCCGGCGCTGAAGATGTTGATGGCGCAGCCCGGCGTGGCGATCACGAAAAGCGGCACCGCCGAGAATGAAGCCAACCTGTCGGATGGTTTCGTTGCGTATCTGCAGGATCGCTATGGCGGCACGGTGCTGGGGCGCCAGGAACTGGATGGCGAGATCATCGAGGATAATGACCGTGCCCTGTGGCAGCGGCGCTGGATTGAAGCTGCGCGCGTGGCGCAGGCGCCGGTGCTGGGGCGCGTCATCGTGGCGGTTGATCCGCCCGCAGGCCTGAACGGTGATGAATGTGGGCTTGTGATTGCCGGTCGTGACAATGATCAAGGCTATGTGCTGGCCGACCGTTCGGCGGGCGGGTTGTCGCCCGCCGCCTGGGCGGCGCGCGCGGCCGAGGCGTATGAGGAATTCCAGGCTGACGCGATCATCGCCGAGGCCAACCAGGGCGGCGAGATGGTACGCGCCGTGCTGGCGCAGGCGGGCAGCAACCTTCCGGTGCGGCTTGTCCATGCCACGCGCGGCAAGATCGTGCGGGCACGGCCTGCCGCAACATTGTATGAGCGCGGCCGCATCCATCATGTCGGTGTGCTGGCCGAGCTGGAGGACCAGATGTGCCAGTATGATGGCAGCAGCGCCCGGAGCCCCGACCGCATGGACGCGCTGGTCTGGGCGCTGGCCGATCTGTTTGAATCACGCCCGCGCAATCCGCGGGTGCGGTCAATTTAGAATGTAGGCTTCATGCCCTGGCCGGGCGCGGCATAGGCCGCCATCTCGGCGAACAGGCTGGACAGCCGGATCAGATCTTCGCGCTGGAATTCCAGCGGCAGTTCCGCGCCGCTTTCCAGCACCACCATCAGGCCAGGATTGCCATTGTCGCGCATCTCGGTGCGCACGCCCGCCACGGCGACGGGCTGCACTGGCGGCTGCTGGTCGGGTGGCAGGGTGGCCAGCACTTCGCCCAGATGGGCGGACGCCGCGGCAATCGTCAGCCCGGCGCAGTGCGCCGACAGTTCGACGGCATACTTCTTCTGGTCGGTGCCCAGGAACAGCAGCCGCACGGCATTGGCCGATGTGTCGGCCTTGGCCTGCAGCACATATTCAAAGCGTGGGGCGATCATCGTGGCGGCCATGGTGATTCCCTTTGTTGCCCGATTCTAGCGCAGAACAGCCTTTCAAGGAATGAACCCCCGCATGCGCGATTTCCTCCGCCTTTTCCGCCAGCCACCCGAAATCAAGTCTGCGCCCCATGGCGGCGGCCTGTTCGCCCTGTCGCTGGGCGCGCACGCCCGCTGGGGTGCGCGTGACGCGAAGGCCCTGGCCCGCATCGGCGTGATGCAGAACGCCATCGCCTATGCCTGTGTGCGCAAGATCGCGGGCGCCGCTTCGTCGGTGCCATTCCTGCTCTATGAGGGCGATACCGAGCTGGAAAGCCATCCGTTGCTGGCGCTTTTGACCCACCCCAACGCGTGCGAAGACGGCGCGGGCCTGTTCGAGCGCTGGTATGCCTTCCTGCAAAGCGCGGGCAATGCCTATCTGGAAGCCGTGACGCTGGACGGGGTCCCGCGCGAGCTGCACCTGTTGCGGCCAGACCGGGTCACGGTGGTGCCGGGCGCGCGCGGCTGGCCCGCCGCCTATGACTATGCCGTGGATGGGCAGGTCAGCCGCATGGCGCGCGACAGCGTGCTGCATGCCAGCCTGTTTCATCCACTGGACGATTATTACGGCCTGTCGCCCGTCAGCGTCGCGGCGACCGCCATCGAGGTGCACAATGCCGGGGCGGCCTGATCCAAGGGCCTGCTCGACAATGCCGCCCGGCCATCGGGCGCACTTATATATAAGGGCCCGGACGGGGCCCCCGGCCTGACCGACGAGCAGTTCGGGCGGCTGAAGCGCGCACTGGAAGACAGCTATCAAGGCGCGACCAATGCCGGCCGCCCCATGGTGCTGGAAGGCGGGCTGGACTGGAAGGCGATGAGCTATGCGCCGTCCGAGATGGATTTTGCCGAAACCCGCGCCCAGGCGGCGCGCGAGATCGCGCTGGCCTTCGGCGTGCCGCCCATGCTGCTGGGCCTGCCCGGTGACAATACATACGCCAATTATGCCGAGGCGAATTTGAGCTTCTGGCGTCAGACCGTGCTGCCGCTGGTGGGGCGCACAGCAGCGTCGCTGACGCGCTGGCTTTGCCCGCGCTATGGCGAGGGTTTGCGCCTGGGTTTCGATGCCGACGCGGTGGAAGCGCTGAGCGAAGCGCGCAAGGCGCTGTGGGGCAAGCTGAACGAGGCGGATTTCCTGACCCTGAACGAGAAGCGCGCGGCGGCCGGTTACAGCCCGGTGGAGGGTGGCCAAGAGGGTGGCCAAGAGGGTGGAATGGCGACATGAGCCATGGCAGTGTCGCGGCATGAATTACGACCTTCCGCTGGTGCCGGGGCGCGAGTGCGGCGACTGCACCATCTGCTGCAGCACCATGAACATCGACAAGCCGCAGGCGCAGAAGCATTCCGGTGTGCTGTGCAAGAATTGCGTGGATGGCGGCTGCGCCATCTATGAGACGCGCCCCGATGTCTGCCGCAGCTTTCATTGCGGCTGGCGGCAGATGCCGGGCCTGGGTGATGCGTGGCGGCCGGATCGTTCCGGCGTTTTCATCGAGTTCCAGCAGCTGGACAAGGATGCGGGTTACAGTCTGATGCTGGTGGGCAATCCTTTGAAGACGGTGCGCCAGCCACAGGTGATTGATTTCGTCGCCACCAATGTGAGCCGCAACGTGCCGGTCTGGATGACGCTGCCCGGCCCGCAAGGCCACCAGGGCGCGCAGAGCCTGATGAACACCACGCCGATGCGGCAGGCCGCTGCCGGATCGCGGGCGCAGGTGAAGGATTTGCTGGAAGTGGCGCTGAAGCGGCTGCAGGCCTATCCCTTCCAGGTCTATGTGATGACCAATAGCGGCTATGATTTCGGTGTGACGTCTGATGGCTGAAGCGGCGGGCCGGGCCTGTGGCGACTGTACCGTGTGCTGCATCGTGCCGGGCATCGACACGCAGCAGATCCAGAAGATCACGGGGGCAACCTGTCGACATTGTGCGGATACGGGCTGCGCGATCTATGAGGCGCGCCCGCGTGCCTGCCGTGAGTTCTTCTGCGCCTGGATCGAAGGCGCGATGCCCGATGGCTGGCGGCCGCGCGATTGCGGTGTGCTGGCGCAAGAGATTGTGCTGGGCGGGCGGCCGGGCATGAGCCTGATGCTGATCGCCGATGCCTTGAAGACGGTGCGGCAGGATTGGTTCGTGGAATATGTGCAGGCGGCACTGCGCGCCGACATGCCGCTGGTGCTGGCACTGCCGGGGCCGCATGGGACGGCTTCGGCCAAGCTGGGCCTGAACACGCCCGACATGCTGCGCGCCGCAGCTGGACCTGCGGAACTTGTGCGCCAGCAATTGCGGCTGGTGGTGAAGACGCTGATGGGATCGCGCTTCGTGGCCCTGCCGATCCAGAACAGCGGCAATGATGTGAGCTTGCGATGACCCTGGCGGAACTGGTGCCCATCGCACCGGAAAAAAAGATACCAGCCGCCCTTGTGGCGGCTTTTTTGTTGCAGACGGCTGGTGCCCTGTTCTGGGCGGGCAGTGCTGCCGAACGCATTGCCACGCTGGAACGCACCCAGGCGGCAGACCGTGCTTCCATTGCCCAGGTCGCGGTGGTGGCCGAGCAGGTGCGCGCCATCAAGGACAGCGTCGAGCGCATCGAGCGCAAGATGGATCACACCAGCACGACGCGCTGAAATAACATTGTCATCCCCGGCGAGCATCGCGTGAGCGATGCGAGGGAAGGGAACCCAGGCTCCCTCCATCGTGCAGGATTTTGACAGCCTGGGTTCCCTTCCCCTCGCGCCGCAGGCGGCGCTCGGCCGGGAATGACACTTACTCGTGAAAGACACATGACCCTACACGTCACTTACGCGCGGCGACCGCTGGCGCGGCGCAGCAATATTGCCGGCCTGACGGCGCTTTCGGCCGACCAGTTCGAGGGCTATGCCTCGCTGTTCGGCGTGACCGATGGCGCGGGCGATATTGTTGCGCCCGGTGCCTTCGCTCAAACCTTGCGGCGGCGCGGGCCGTCGGATGTGCGGATGCTGTACCAGCATTTCCCGCACGCCCCGATCGGCGTGTGGGAAGAGATCACGCAGGACCGGCGCGGACTGTATGTGCGCGGGCGGCTTTCCACCGATGTGGAGCAGGCGCGCGATATCCGCGCCCTGCTGGCCGATGGCGCGCTGAACGGGCTTTCCATTGGCTTTCGCACCGTGCGGGCGCGACGCATCCAGGGCGGGCGCGAACTGCTGGAGGTCGAGCTGTGGGAGATATCCGTGGTGACCTTTCCGCTGCTGGCCGGATCCACCGTGACCAGCATTGGCGCGCGCAACGATCTGGCGCGGGTCTTTGCCCAGGGCAGCGCCGCGATGCGCGCTGCTGAATGATTCAATCGTAAACCCCAAGGAGAATAGCATGGAACTGGAATCCAAGGCGTTCGGCATGCCGGACCTGCCCCAAAAAATGGAAGTGAAGAAGGCGTTCGAGGATTTTCTCGGCAGCTTCGAGGCCTTCAAGCAGAGCAATGACGAACGGCTGAAGGGCCTGGAGCGTCGCAGTGCCGACGTGGTGCAGGACGAGAAGGTGGACCGCATCAACAAGGCGCTGGAAAACCAGCAGCTGCACATTGATCAGCTGATGCTGGATGCGGCGCGCCCGGCACTGGGGTCTGAGCGCAAATCCTTCGACCCGCGCACCCTTGAGAAGAAGCAGGCCTTTGACCGCTATGTCCGCAAGGGCGATGGCGGCGGGCTGGACGCGCTGGAGATCAAGGCGATGAGCGCCGGCACCCCCGCCGATGGCGGCTATACCGTGCCGATGGAAATCGAGCGCACGATTGACCGTGTGCTCGCCAAGGCCTCGCCGGTTCGCTCCATTGCCACGGTGCGGCAGATCGGCGGCTGTACCTATCGCAAGCCCATCGTCACGGGCGGCGCGGCGTCCGGCTGGACCGGCGAGACCGACGCCATCTCCAGCCCCACCACCACGCCGACGCTGGCGGCGCTGGATTTCCCGGCGATGGAGCTTTACGCTATGCCCGCCGCCACCCAGATGCTGCTGGACGATTCCCAGGTGGATATCGAGCAGTGGCTGGCCGATGAAGTGCAGACCGTCTTCGCCGAGCAGGAAGGCGCCGCCTTTGTCAGCGGCACCGGCGCGGCCAACAGCGCCATCCGGGTCGAACATACGCCCGGCTCCATCGATGACGCGGACTTCATCTATTTTACCTATAACGGTACGCAGATCGGCGGCGTGGTGCAGGCGGCCACGCACACGGCCGTGACCTATGCGACCACCTCCGATGCGCGGCTGAAGACCGTGCTGCCGCAGCAGCGTGATTACCGCCACGCCATTCGCGCGCTGTGGGTGGGCGACTTCACCTGGACGGCAAGCGGCGTGCCCGGTTTCGGCGTACTGGCGCAGCAGGCCTGGGAGGTGATGCCGCATCATGCTGGCGTGACGCCACCCGACCGCGCCGACGGCGCCTGGCAGGCGTCCGCCGAGCCGTTTGCGCATCTGGCCCTGTGGGGCGTGAAGGACATCTATGCGCTGGTCGAGGCGCTGGCCGCGCGCGTCCGCGCGCTGGAGGCGGCCCATGCTGGTTGAAGCTCCGGTTCTTATCAAGGAATGGAAACGGGCCTGGCGCTGGTTCTCGGTGCAGGCCATGGCGCTGACGCTGGCGCTGCAGGGGGCGTGGATGACACTGCCCGATGAGCTGAAAGCGCACGTGCCGGGCTGGCTGGTCACGCTGGTCTCGGTAACGCTGCTGCTGCTGGGCCTGGCCGGGCGGCTGGTGCAACAGAAATGATGGCGCTGCTGTCTTTTCTGAACCTGCGCGTGCCCGCAGCCCTGGTGCTGCTGCTGGCGGCGCTGCTGGTGTGGCAGAGCGTGCGCATCGAGGGGTTGCCGCTGCTGGGCGGCGGCCTGAAGGCGCAGATCGTGCAGCTGGAGAAAATGCGCGATGCCCATGCGCTGGCCGATGCGCAGGATGCAACCGCCCGCCTGATGGCGCAGCGCGCCCGCGATGACCATGCCCGCCGTCACGCGCAGGATCATCTGGCGATGGAACGCGCCACACAAACCCAGATTCAGACCGTGATCCGAGAGGTGCCCGTCTATGTCAGTGCAGCCAGTGATGCGAAGTGTGTTCTGCCTTGGGGTGCTGTGCGGCTGCTCGACGCCGCCGCCAGTGGCGCCGATCCCACCCAGCTTCGTGACCATGTCGCCCCCGGCCAGCCTGATGATGCCGCCTCGGATGTTGAACTGTCTGAGATGGTCGCCCTGCTTGCCGCAAACCTTGGAACCGCGCGACGCAATGCCGACCAGTTGATGCACCTGCAGCGCGCGCTGACGCCGCAATAA